CAAAAGTTTCATTGTATCTACCAACCTCTTTAGCAAGAGTTTGCATAGGATACATTCTACCATTACGGTTTTTAATGTCTCCCTGAAGAAAAACTCCTTCAATATAAAGTTTTTTACCAGCACCTTTACCTTCGGTGATAATCTTAATGTTTGAAATTTCTTCTGTGATGAGTTTCATTTTTCTTAGTTTGTGAATCCTACTTTAAATCCTAGAACAGTTGCAGCAGAACCAGAAATCGTATCCTGGGCATTTTTTTGAAAAAATTCGACAGCATCTTGTGGAAGTGTTACAGTAGCTGTATCTGCATATCCAACACTAGTACTTTTAGCCACGCTAACCGTAGCAGATCCACCACTATTGTTAACAACTCTAACCACAGTAGCATTATCTAAAGTAGTTGGTGAATTTAATGCAACTTCAGTACCAACACCAATCAATAAAGTTCTGCTAGACATTATTATTCCTCTCCATCTGAGTTAAAATTGTCAAACATTGATGATGAAATATCAGGTCTCATAGCATCGATTTTTTTAGATGCTAATGCATAAAGTGTATCTTTAATTTTATCACTGATTTCTGATGCTGATGAATCAGAACCAATCAGATTTACTATATCTTCCATAAAAAATTTAATATATATTTTCTATTTATATTTCACCACCTTTTGGTTCTTTTACTTCTGTTGAAGATGCATCAATTTCTGGTTCCACTGGAACATTTCCCATCATTCCTTGCTCACCTTCTTGCTCTAAAGGTTCTCCAGTAATTGGATCAATTGAACTTGGATCTGGAATGATACCTTCTTTAATTTCTTTTTCTATCTGTTCATCCATCTCAATCATTTCAGTATCAGTTTGTCTAAGAACTTTATTGCGAACCCATTGAGTAGAATAATACTTTCCAATATAAGGTTCAATTGTTGCAAGAACACCAAGACGCTCATTAAGCATTTCAGTCTCTTTCAATTCTGCAAATTGATTATCATATAAGAAGTCATATTGAATATGATCACTAATCATTTCCCAATCATCAACAGAAACAATATTTTTAAGGATAAGTTGCGTCTTTAATATGTCCGTAAATAACTTAGAAAATCTTTTTCTTAAACGACCAACAAACTTAGAAAACTTAAGTTCATCTCTTAAAATTTCTGAAGAACGACCAAGATTAAATCCACCATCAGAAGCAATTCTAGACTCAGGAACTCCCAGTGATCTGTAAAGTTTTTTCTGGAAGTATTCGATATCAGCAAGTTCTCCAAGATTTTGCCCACCTGGAAGTGTAGATATTTCTGTTCCTCTACCTCCTTCTCTACGAGGTAACCAAAAATCTTCCAACATACTCATATATTTACGATCATCGCGAATTTCTCCCGTGTTTGCATCATAAACTTGCTTGTTACGATATCTCATCATAACATCACGAAGATATTGTTCTGCTTTTACTTTAGGTAAATTACCAACATCAATGTAAAAAATTCTACGTTCTGGTGCTCTTGATAATCTGTAAATTACTAAAGAGTCTTCAATCATACGAAGTTGATTCAATGATTTAATTGCTTTATGTAAATATGAAAGAATAGATCCTTTATTCCTATCAACAAGACCTGAAGTGCAATATGCAATCGAATCTTTTGAAATTTTTACTCCTTTGGTTGCACCACTACTACTATAAGTATTTGTTGGATATTGTGGTTTTGGTGTGTATATAAAATACTCTTCAATCTCTGGTGCTAAAATATTATTTTCTGTATTACGAATATTTGAACTATTATCTTTATTTTTCTTTTTTTCTTGCCTTACATGCTTAATTTTTAAAGGATCAATATATCTTATTTCTTTAATCCCTTCTTCTGGTTTTTTTAAGTCTATAACTTTATGATAGTATAATCTCCCATCAACATACCAATTTCTAAAAATTTCATGTGATTTTTTATCAAAATCTAAAAGCTCTTTAATATGTCTAAATTCTTGTCTGATTGCTTTTTTTAATTTATCGGTAGCATTTAAATTTGAAAGTTCAATTTCAACAGGAGAATCATAAAGATCGCTAACGATTGCTTCATTAACAACATCTTCAATGGCACCATCACATTCTGGATGTAATGACATCTCTCTATATCTTTTAATTAGATCAAATTCTGTTTTATAAACACCTTCAATATCTACATAAGAACCGTAAAATCCACTAGAAATATAATTATCAACCCCGTCCTCATTATTTTGAGGTACGGGGGAAGTTATAGTTTTTGACTTTTTTTCTGAAGAATCTTCAATAGAAAACCCAAAAAGTTTTGCCATATTATAAACTTACTGTACTGTATTATTTACTATTTAGTTAATATCTTCACCACCGGAATCGGGAGAACTTCCTCTAAATGCTTCCCAATAATGCATTTGAAGTTCAACAGTAAATTCCTCAATAGTATCAGTAGTTTCATAACTAAGGTCAATTGTTGAAATATTAGTTGGGAAAATATCCCATATCTTATATGACCTTAGAACAGAACCATCGCGACTAAGTTGATTGACGACAGCATCTTTTTGATATTCTGCTGGATTAATTAATCCAGTTGCATCTGTCATTCTATTAATTACATTCATCCATTTCTCAAAAGCAGATCGAATTGAGAAATCTACATCATTAATGACTGTAATAGTCCAGGTTTCAAAAGTCCTGTCTCCAGATACTTTTAAAACACGTCCCCTAAAAGGAACATCAATTGCTGCAACAGTTGATGCTGGAAGAGCAGCTGCTTTTACCATAAATCTTGATTTTTCCAAAACATCATTATTAATAGATACAGCATTAGGAAATGCTAAAACTACTTCAAAAAGATTTGGTCTTGCACCACCACCAATTAGCTTACTCTTAAAATCACTAATTGTTCTTACTGGTGATGTATTACGTTGTTGGCGACTAGGCATTTTTTTTAAACCTCTAAATTAAACGTTACCGATAACTTCTTCAAATGAAACACCAGTTCTGGTGGCAACGAAGGTAAGACCAATAAAATTAATCGATCTTTGTGGCTTGATATAAATGTCAGCAACAAATTCATTATTATCTATAATTGCTGCTGTATTATTTGTTTCATCACAAATAACAACATAATCCTGAATTCCTCTCTTCGCTTGAATGTCGCGAAGGAAAGGTTCAATAATATTTACAAAGTTTGTTCTTGTAATTTCATCGTTAAATTCAAAAAGCTGATCATTTGCCGCAGAAGTAATAGTTTTTGCAAGATATACAAAAAGACGGCGAACATTGATTCTATCAAATGCTGATGCTTTTCCAAGAGCAGTTTTGTCACCGAAAAGAACAATTCCAGATCCAGGTGTGAAAATAACTGGATTTACTCTTGCTGAATATAATCTATCTCTTTGAGATAGAGATGGATTATATGCCAATTTAATTGAATTGAGAATTGTTCCTCTTGTTGTTCCCGCAGGAGAGAACCATGGGAAACTATCGACATCATTACGAGCACAAATACCAGCGATATCGCCATTTAATGGAACATATCTGAACGTATTTGCAAATCTATCAAACATATACTTGTATCCACTATCAAACACTGCATAAGAAGATGCAGTTAATGGTGAATAATATTCTAATACTTTATTTGTAATAGTCTCACTATCATTAACAGTTACTGTTCCAGAATCAGTATCTATTAAGAATGCTTGTCTATATGGAGAAATAAACGCAATACAATCTTTTCTAAAGTCTGCAATTGAAATTAATTGTTCTGCAAGTGCCCTTGCTTCATCAATAGAGTAGTTGGCAGAACCCATGATCAAGAAATCTACAATAGAATTCTCATCATCTCTAAAAATATTATATCCACTTGATAATTTACCCAATGTTGTTGTAAGAGCACCGGAATTTTCAATGTTTGTTGATCCATCATAATTTTTTCCGCCAGTTAAAACATAATTTAAATTCCCAGCTCCACCAAAAATAATTGGACCATTATTAATATCTTCACTATTTTGATCCCACCCTTTATCTGAGAAAACATTCCATTCAGTTAAAAAACCAGAGTCTGTTATTCCACTAGGAGCACCACCTGCAAAAGTATATGCAGAATTATCTTTTAAATAACTTCTCCAGTATGAAGGACTTCCAGTCGAAAATTGAGCATCTTTTGCTTTTGATAGATTTAAATGCCTTTCAAGAATTGATCCTGAATTTCCAGTAATTCTACCATCACCATCAATGAGAACAACATGAACCTCATCAAATCTTGCTCCTCTCCTTGAAGCATAATCTGATGTTCCTGGTCTATCAGCAATTGAACTCCAATCAATCGTATTGACAGTTTCAGTACCACCAACACTATTAGAAGAAACTGATATTTTTTGATTTTGGAACCAATCAGAGGTTGAGTTGCACGATTTTGCTATAATTGTTCCACTACTAATAACATTAGTTACAGTGAAGAATTCACTATCAATTTTGAAAAGACCCCCAATATTTAATTCACCACCCAATACACCACTTAATAAAATCGAAGTTTCATCTACATCTTGTACTGCTGAAGATAAAGTTCCTGCTCCAGCAATCTTAGTAACTACTTTTACTTCGTCTCCATCTGAATGGGTCAAAGCAGCAGTACCATCTTGTGCTCTTGTTATCCCAGATATAGTTCCCTCATTAACAGTAGCTGCTCCACCCAAGAAAATAATCTCATTGCCAATGATAAGATATTTGTCAGAAATATTTCCTAAATTAGATGTTGAAATTCCAATAGTAGTGTCGCTAGGAGATAAGTTTGCTCCACCTGGTTGATCTAATAATAAAGTTTCTTCAAGATAATAAGTATCTACACTGGTTCCTTGTGTATGAGTAGCAGGAGTGCTATTCAATGAACCTCTTGTTGAAACAGTAGTATCTGCTGGAACTGTTGGTGAATTAACATCAACTATTTTTATATCGCCAGTATTAAATCTATATATTCCATTATACTGATAATCTTTATTTGTTTCCGTGCCATTTTCATCGACATGAGAAACAAATTTTACTTCAACTCCAGCATTAGTTCCAGCAGTAGTTACACCAGTAACAATTCCTTTAAAATATCCATTTAATGTAGATGTAGTTCCAGCACCAGATACAACAGTTCCTGGAAGAACTGTTTGTGATACACCCATACCAACTTCAATATTGGTATAACTATCTAATGTCAGAGTTTGATCTGTCTTTGAATCAATAACCGCAACTCTTAATCCATTTGCCCAAGAACCTGGATTTTTTGCAATAATTGTGCTTCCAGGAATTATATTTTCGTCATATTGAAGTTGCTCATAATTTTCTACATTTTTAATTTTTAATGTAGCACCACTATCGGTAGAATTATTTAATAACTCACTATCTGCTCTAATGACTCTTAAACTACCCCCATAAGCAAGATATGAAGATGCAGTCATCCAATGCTCATAATGCTTATCATTGCTATATGGTTTTCCAAAATTATCTAATAAATCTTTTTCTGATCCAATCAAAACTGGAAGATCTACGGGACCTTGTGCAAAAGGAGCAACAAGTCCACCAGATCTTGCAGAAACTGGATCAACCCTTCCCGTAGTAAGATCTACCTCTCTTACCTTAACTCCAGGAGATGCTAAATTTAATGGCATCTTATGTGTCCTCGCATCCATGTGATCTAAAAATATTTATTAAAATATACTTTTTCACTGGGGAAACGGTGCATGAAATCTACCAATCAGGATATTCCCAATTCCAATTAGTTAATGTCTTTTTATTTTTCTTTATTCTTATTATGGTACATTCTTTACATTCATACGAATATGATGAAGGCAATGTTTTTCTATTTTTTCTTGATAGATAGTAGTCTTCTATTAAATTTTTAATTTTCCCACATACTCTACATCTTCGATCAAAAAATAGTAAGTGCTCAACCTCTAATTGATCATTTATTTCCATCACATATAATCCCACATATAAGACATATCCCCATACTCATCTGTATACCATCTATCACCAGTTTTATCTACAAAACTAGATTCATTATTAAACCCATCAGAAATAAAACCAAATGGTGCCATATCTTGATCTATTTGGTTTTTTTGCTCCTCATATATTCTTTTACGTACATCATTATCTGTCATTTCTTTGAAATATTCTTGAGCAACTAACCAAGAAAAAATCACGAGACACATTGCCAAATCATCATTACATCCTTCTTCTGCTTCAAAAGAATTTCCTTTTTGAGCAAAAGTTGTCAATTCTGATATGATTTCATAATCACTAGTTATTAACTTATCATCTTCAAGAAGAGTTTTCAAATTTGAACAACCTAATTTTTTAACTGCTGAAGTCGTTCTTACCCCAAGATATGTCTTTTTACCACTGAACCCAGATCCAACAATTTGTCCATTTCTACCTCTCATAGCACACATTAAAATATTTTCATATTCTAAGTCATATTGGAGGATACTGGCAACTTGATCTCCAATATCATTCACTTCAATTAATAACCAAGACTCATTATACCCCTTAGCCACATCCAAAATTATATTTGGAAATAACATCGGTTTTATCTCATTATTTCTATATTTTGCTACTACTTTATATGGAAATGTTGTAATATCAAAAACTATAAAAGCGGAGTAATCATTTCCTAGTCCACGGGCAACGTCAACTGTAATTAAATAATTATGATCATTGATTGGATTTTCGTAAATATCTAACCCAGCATTTCTTTTTATTGGTTCATCATATACTAATGTTTTGAGTTTTGCTGGATTGATGAGCGTATTGACAGAACCTAAAAATTCACATTCAAATTCTACTTTAAATTGCTGCTCAGAAGTATTGGCAATTGTTTGTTCTTTCCATATAACATCTCTACCAGGAACTTCTGACCAATGAACTTCCGTAGGAATATATTCATTCTTTTTTCTTTCAGCATCATGCCACATGCGGTAGAAATGATTCATACCGTGTGGAGTAGAAACGATAATTACTTTGGTGTTTTTGCCAGAAGTAATAGTAGGATAAACAGATGCAAAAAACGAGTCAGCAACGTGATTTGGGACGAACGCGAACTCGTCGAGAAAGAGGATGTTAAAAGACATACCTCTGACAGCACTTGCAGACGTAGAAGCTGCCAATATTTTACTGCCATTTTCCAACTCCAAAGAACCTTTATTCCATGATATGACACCTTGCTGCATCCATCTTGGCAAGTTCTCATATGCAGTTTGTAATCTACTAAGCAATTCTCTTGCTGTCGCTGCTTTATTTGCCAGAATTCCAATATTTACACTGTCATTAAAAACAGCATAATGTAAAAGGTAAGATACAACAGTAGTTGATTTGCCAGTCTGTCGTGGCATCTTGCAGATATTAAATCTATTATTATGAAAATTATGAATTAAATTTTCTTGAAACCCATATGGATTAAACTGAGTTAAACCTTCATCCAAAGAAACAATCTTTACATAATTATTTGCAAAGTAAATCGGATCTTCTCTACACTTAATGAATTCAATAACCTGCTCTTGGGTAAATTCAATTGGTGTATTAGCTTTCTTAAGATTAGGATTACCAAGATATACGTTATCAGACATTATCTACAATTAAAAGATCAAACATCGATGATACAGTTGCATTACTTCCAGTATACGTTCTTACTTCAAGGTCAGTTTTTTCTGTGAAGTAAATTGGAATACTAAATGTAGTGTGCATGTTACTATTATATAGATTCAGTTCAGAAGCTACTCTAAAAACACCACCAAAAGGTCTTTGAAATAAACGAACCGTATTCTCTTGGTTCTTATTCATTGTTGCTGCAAATGCTTTCAGGAATCCATTTTTACCTGCAGGAATTGTATAGAAGGTAACTTGAGTTTGTCCCATTTCCGCAGAGATGAAACATACTGTATTTGCTCCTTGTGTAAAAGAAATATCTCCTACATTAGTTGATCCTGTCATCACAAATGCTCTATGGGTTCGTAAAAACTCTACAGTTCCACCAACTCCGACTGTTCCATTTAGAGTAAAATCTTCTTCTACTTCATTATAATTTGCATCAAGTCCTTGAACTTTTACTGTTTGTGCTCCAGAACCACCATCAGTATCATCACTAGAAGTAGATTGAACTGTTACTGTTGCTGCTGTAATTGGAAACTGATAAGCACCTCTAGCACTCCAAACAGTATCATAAGTTGCGGATGTAGTTACTACTGCACCAAACTTATGGACATTAGCAATTTGAGTTGTAATACCAGCAGCAATATTTAAATCAAACTGTGTATCTCCACCACAAGCACCAATGTTGCCGTATTTATCGGCACACATATAGACTTCAAATAGACTTCTCTCCTGATTGAGGTAGTCTTGTGTAATTTTATTCCACTGTGCCATAAATTATTCTCCCCAAGTCAATCTCTCTGGTTGATATCTCTTAATTCCAGTGATTCTCATAGTATTGTTATTGATTGTATTTGATGGGTAAATATTATGTACTATCGCACCTGGGTATTCAGATTGAAGTTGTTCCCCAAGATCTTGTTTTGATGGAATTCTTTCACTGTTAATATCAATACGATAAAGATTACCTTGCCAAACTACATCAGCAGTATATTTTTCACTAAAATTTTGTTTTTGTTCTATTTCTGAAGTTGAATTAATATTCAAACTTCCATTAAAGTCACCATTAATAGTGACGTTTTCTGAGATTAATTTTTTCATTGATCAGCACTTCCAACGACGACGGGCTTTACAGATTGCTTTGTCTGGGGTCTTAGAACAATCAATATTATGCATTTCTTTTTGACCCTCTGAACGGGAACAGTATGATGAACGTCTCTTTGCATCTTTGCTTCCTGGTTTTGGATCACCAGTTACAGCAGTCTTTAACTTTGAACCTGGATTCTCACGACGATATGCTTTGACTGCAGCAGGACTCATTCCATCGGTTTTATCTTTTTTATTTACTGATTGCCAATCTTCACCAAACATTTTTGGACCTTTGGTCTTTCTTTCTGCTGCTGCTCTTTCACCCTCAGTAGCACCCTTCTTAGCAAGATTTCTTACTTTTGCTGCACGTTGCTGTTGTCTATGTACTTTTGGGTCAATTGCTGCTGGCATTATGCTCTCATCTAGTTCATTTCTCCAATCAGAAAACTCTTCTTTCTTGACTTTTATTTTTTTAGAATCCCCAGTCCTAAACTTACCAAATGGAGTTGGAAGTTCTTCTCCATATTTACCCTTACTCTTTTCAACTTTATCCTGAGAATCTACGTCACCATCAACATCATAATCAATTCTTTTTGTTGCTTTCTTGGAAAGTTTTTGTAAATTTCCACCACCAATATTAGATTCTTCTTTTTCTTCTTTCATTTTTTCACGTTTTGCTTTTGCCTTTGCCAGTAATCTTGCTTTAGCATCATCTTGTTCTTTCTTAGGAATAGCAGTAACAGCACCTACCTTTTGATCAACATCTCCAGGTGCATACCCTTCTTTCTTCACACAGTTAGGAACAACTTTTTTACCTTTCTTTTTCATGCCTTTTTGAGTATAACCATCCCAACACTTTTCATCAATCTGCTGACCACCTTTGATTGGTTCTGGTTCGACAATATCAAAAAATTCATATTCAGTTGCCTGGAAATCATCTCTCCAGTTAGAGAACTCATAAGACTCTG